ATGCTCTGCTCTCCATTTTGCGGAGCTAGAGTTATCAATGCTTTCATCGAGAATATCATAATCATCTGGCTTAACAGGCGGTGCATTCATATCCCTTTGTTTTTCTTGAACTGATTCTGTCAGTTTTTGAACTACATCTGGATTATTTGAAAGAAATTCATCTAATTGCGCTAACTTTTCATACTTACCTTTTTCAGCAGTCCATTCGTTTTTATCTTTATCAGACTTTGACTGAAGTTGTTTGTATGCGTCAGCGAGTTTTTGAACTCCTTCTTCATCATTTGCGAATTTATTCTCAATTAACCATTGCTCAACCTTAGATTGTTCACTTGGTTCTTCATTGTCATTATTCTCATCAGGTTTAGTTTCTAGAACTTCTTCTTCCTGAGGTTCTTCAACCTCTGATTCCGGTGAAGAGCCTGAGTTGAACTCATCAAGTTCAGCTAAAAGGTTATCTTCGTTCATTACTTCTTCCTGATTGTTTTGGTCTTCATTTGTCATTCGATGCTCCTTTAAAGTTATCCGCTATGCTTGCGGAGCTTTTGGTTCTGAGTTAATCGTTTGCTTTGCAATAGATAGTTCCTCACCGACCATGCGAGTCCTATCTCTTTGTCGCGCTTCTTCCAGCTTAGCATTTGATTTGATTTTAGTAACTGCCTCACTTACAGGTTTGGTAGCTTCGCTAATTTCAGCTCTCATGTTAGCATGGAATACTTCGCGCTCTCTAGTTTGCAAGTCACCTTGCATTGTCTTGAGTTCTTGTTGCGCTTGTTGCAATTGCGCTTGTAAGTTTCCTATCTCTCCCATTCTCTGCATAAGCGATGATTTATCAATATCGCCTTTCATATTCATAATAACTTGAGTTTTATCATAAATACCAGCACTTAGAAGAGTTAAATCTTTTTGAAGTTCAGCCATTGGCGACTTACTTCTAGTAGAACCGACTACAACTCTTACATCGAATCTAGCCGTTTCCATATCATATAATTTTTTTACTGCACCTGTTTTGTCATCAATAACAGGAATATTTAATCTTACTTCATTCTCATCGCCTGTAGGGCTTACAATTCTTAATGTTCTCTGTTGTTCATAAACATTAGGCATCCATTGAGTAACAACCTTTGCAGTTCTTGTAAGCATATCATATATAGGCAGTATTTTCCAATTTTGTTTTCTTGATGATGATTCATCCATTATTTGCGCTTCACCAACAGTACCGGGTGCGCCTTGGGCATTTCCCTGAAGAAACTTATAAGCGCCAAAAACTGTTTCTATATCAACCTCGTATCTGCCTTTTTCTGCGTATAAACTTGATGATACTGCTGGTGGAGCAAATTCTTTTATTTTACCAGATGCCAATGCTCCGGGGTTAGCCCTTATTATAGCATTTGGTATATGCCACTTCTGTATTTCGCTAGCATCTATAGCGCCATCTTCATATAATAACTTAAAATTAGTAGTAGCATTGGTATGAGATATAATTAAAGCCTCAGTTCTATTTAACATTCTCTGAGGAGTCTTTGCATGACGAACATCTCCACTTGGATATGGTGTTCCGGCGTGTTCGTTACAGGCAACAGCTATAGGATATTCAGAGATAGGCAGTATTTCATCGTACAAAACAGTATCTCCAACAACAAATACTTCTCTGACCCTTGTTTTATAAACAAGTTGCTCTGTAATAATTCCTTGTTTAATAAACTCTTCGTATTGCTCATCTTTTACAAGTTCCTTATACTCATCTCTTGTATATGACTGAGTTCTTCCAGTATTTGTATCTAGAATAAGAGCATGAGGAACATTTACTTTTACAAAGTAACAATATTTTCTTACTCTACTTTGATGGTCTAGTACACCATTTCCTTTTGTTTCAATAAAATCTCTTGAATATTTACCAGAACTTTGTTCGTTTCTATAGTGGTCTTCTTTAGCGTCTTCTATTTCTTTTGCATATTGAGGAAATAAAATCTTTAAGTGTTCTTTTGTATGTAGGTCAGAGTATATAATTGCGCTAGCGTCTGAAAAATCTGGTAGGGAACTGTTTGGGTCAACAAATATAGACTCAGGTGGCATTCTTTTTACTTTGATTGTTCCAAGTCCACCATCTCCTTGGTAATCAGGGTATATATACATATAAGCTATACCCTTAACAATAAAATCTTTACAAGCCTGTCTAAAATGTACATCCGCATCAGATTCGTACCATATTTTATCAAGCAGTTGGTCAAAGACGAACGCCGCATCATTGTCTGTTTTGCCCACAGCGTGAACATCCCATTCAGGAGCAGATGCGGCGATATTCGCTAGAACCTGCTCGACGGCGGGACGTATTTTGTTATTAGCTTCGGGGGGCTGACCCACACTAAGCAGGTAATTCTTTTGAGACCTTGTAAGTTGAGAGCCTAAATAAAACTCATGGTCTTCCGCCATTTGATAACGATATTCGCTAGAAGAGCTTTCGAACAATAAATAGTCCGACCTTACCTCTTCCGCCGAAATTTCTTTTGTTTCTAGCTTACGTAAGTCTAACATATGTTATGTTATAATCTTACAAAACTAAAACCCAATATTCAAAATTTTTTATTTAATAAAATTAAAGTTGATATTGGTACTAATAATAACTCAGAAGTATTATCATCTCCGCCATTTACTTTGTGCGCTAAGTCGTTTAAATACATATACTTAACTGCTTTTCTAAGTTTATCAACTCTAAACATCAGCATAAACTTTACATCATTTTCTATAGTAAATACGTGAATCCACCACTTTGCTTCTGTTGTTGAAATACCTGACGGCTTACCTCTAGACTTTATTTCTATCGCCGCATTGCCAGTATCAGCCCATATATCTCTTTCAGTTTTTACTTCAATACTACCTTCACCTTCAAAAAGGTTTCGTATTTTTTCTTCGTATATTTGACCAAAGTCTAGGTCAATGTCAAAGTTTCCCACTATGCTTCGACAAAATCTGCTGCGCTAAACATTTGACCAGTCTCCCAGTCAACTTCAACTATTGGCGGTGGAGCCATCCAGTCTCCATCTTTATTCTGTTCTACGTCAGGCGCCCATATATCATCAATAGCCCAGCGAAGTGCATCTAGCGTATCTTTTTTAAATGTACCATGCTCTTTGAAGTTTAACAACTCTGTTTCTAGCTCTTCATGGCTTTCTTTTAGAAATACAGAATGAGATGCAAAATGAGGTTGCATTTGTTTTATTCGGTAATACTTAGCCTTTATAGCCTTTCTTGTGTTTATATTATAAAACCTTCCAGTTTCCTTCGAGTGTCTTCTAACATAATCTGCTAGCATAACATGACCAGTCTCTTCAATTTTAATATCTCTAGGATGATACATATCTGCTAGCTCAAATAACTTGTCTGCTCCATCCATAGGAGCAACCTGACCTCTAAAGTAATCAAGAACATATATATTATATTCCTTATCTACAGCTATAACCATAATAACAGTATAGTCAGCTTTTACATTTTCGCTTGATGCTGGGTCAACTCCCAAGAAAATATTTACTGGTAACTGAACTCTTCTGCCTTCATCAGTTCTCATAATAAAACTTTGGTCTTTTTCATACATATAACGACCTTCCCAGTACCTCATATCTTTTTGTTTGAATATACGAAAGCTGTCATCAACCGGAATGTTTTGATACTCTTGGTAAAAATATGCAATATCACCTTCTGACTTTAATCTTTCTTTTTCTCCCATTAACCATGAATAAGGTCTTCTGTCGGGCCATAATACTTCTACATTACCTTTCTTGTCTGTAAACTCATTACCTGAAGTTGCAAACCTGCCATGAGGTAAGTCTTGTGGAACTGCTTGAAAAAATAAAGACTTCCAACCCTTGACCTTATAATTACCTTCTTTATCATATGCTAGAGGGCCAGCGATTCTGTTTAAGTATGCATCCGTATCTACGATTGTACCTATAAATACAAGCTTTGCATCTCCACTACCCGGAATAACTGCGGCGTTTAGCCATCTTCTAAATTTATCCCTTGCAGTAGGGGTAGTGCTATTTGACTCACCTTCTCCATCATCGATTATTGTTAGAGTTGGACGATATGCACCATACTTTAAACCACGAACTTTTTGTCCTGTACCACGTATAAGACACTTGCACATAACATTTGGTCTGCCACTTTCATCTATACCGCCTACTATTTCTTTTTCTTCCTTACCCCATATCGGGCCTTTTCTATCTCCAAAGAAGTATTTTATCTTAGGATTAAATTCAATCTCGTTACCAATTGCTTCTAGGTTATACTTTGACTGCATTTCAGATTCTGAAATCAACAAAAGAAACCTTTCTTCACCAAAAAGTATTCTATGTAAAGGATATATTAAATTTATAAAGGTAGACTTAGCATGGTCTCTAGGCGCTACAACAGCTAGCTTATCTCCGCTATCCATGTCAATTAGGGTTTTTGCTATTTCTCTATGAAAATCAGGTGATTTAGACCTGCAATGATAATGCATAGAGTTATCAGGGTCTCCAAATAATACTTCAGCAAATGTAAATATATCTAGATACATTAATTCTAGCATAGATTGTTTTGTTTCAGCTTTCGCCATGCTCACCTGTAACTTTTTGTAATAAACTTAATTGTTCTTTATAAGAATCTAGTTCTTCAAGTAATTCAAGAATAAATTTAGCAACTTCACCATCTACAAAATACTGCTCATTGTCAATATTTATCAAGCCCGGCTGAGATGTGTCTACATCTTTACTCTTGGACTCTTGATGATGTGTGAATTTCTTCGTTTCTATTATCTTTTGTGCCATACGTTGTTTCCGCAATAGACTTTCTTACAGTAGCTAATTTTTTTATATCACCATCAGATAATGCAAATACACCTTCAATTTGTTCTTCTTTCTTTTCCTTGGTAAGATGTCCAAGCATATCACTTACCCTGTTCAATGCATTTAATTTAGTAGCTGGGGGTATATCTATATCTTCAATAATATTCTTATATTGACTCGCAACATAATCATCGTCCATTCCTAATGCACTTAGCTTGTCTCTCATATTCATAGCAATGTATTCCCTTATGTGTTTTCTTTTTAATATACCCATACCACGACGCAAAGCTTGCTCAGGGTTATTATCTTTATAAATTGACTGGTAGGCAAGAATAATAGACTCAGAATCCCACATTCCAAGCTTATCTGTCTTACCTTTTAAGAATAAAGCATCTACAAATGTTCTTTGTTTTGCAGTTGGTCTTACGTTTTTTATTAAATCCTTTCCAAAATAGTATTTATCACGATAATAATTTGGTTGTTCCTGAGCATATACGTGTTTTTTATGGACACCGCATTCGCCGTATCCAGTACGAATAAAAATATAAGACTTTTTAACGTTTGAAGGGTTTTCTTCTCTTCTTCCAATAACCTGAATAACCTTTCCATCCTGAGTTTTTATCCAATCGCCTACTTTTGCGGTTCTCCAGTCGTCTATTGGTGTTATATTTTCTTGTTTAGCCTCTTCTTCAGTATATACATCAAACGTTTTGCCCCGACATTCAACTTTCATGTCTAAGCATTACGTACTTTTCTGGCAATTGACTTACTGTATGTAGCTTTTCTACGTGACCTAGCGTTTGCAACGCGTTTTTTTCTATTTGTACTAGCTTTTTCGGAGGGAGAAAGACTTTCTCTAACAGATTTTGGCAGATAACGACCTCTTTTTGACTTTGGCTTCTTTTTATCGCCTTTTGAAACATAATCCCACTTTTGGTCGCCCCATTTTTTAAGCTTGTTGCCAGATGATTTCTTTCCAGAGTAGGTTCCGCCAGCATCTTTGTAGTATTTAACAGCAAGTTGCATAGCTCTGGCAGAGTGTTTTCCACCCATTTTGGCTTTTGCCCTAGCTTTTGCCCTAGCCCACTTTGCGGGGTCTTTCTTTTTTGCTGTTCCTGCCACTATTTTTTCTTTTTCTTAGACTTCATAATTGCTTGCTGTAACTTTTTTGGTAAAGTTTTCTGCTTAGCACTTAATATAGTTTTTTTTTACCTTTTGGCATTTTAGGTTTAGTAGCCTTTTTTGACTTACTCATTTTTTTATATTTTTTACCCGGCATGATATTCTCCTATTTGGATTTTTTATGTCTGTTTGCAAAGTTTCTAGCGGCCTCAACAGAACCAAAGCCCCAAGCTTTTAATGCTAGCGCTTTTCTTGTTGGTCGGCCTTTCGAATCTTTCATTGGCCCTTTCATTCCAGCAAATCTTGCGGCGAAAGAAACTCTTCTTGGATTGGTTCCGCTTTTAACAGGTGCTTTTAAAGTTCCGCCAGTCTCTCTTTTATAACTAGCTCTGCCCTTAGCATTGAGTCCACCCTTGGGATTCTGTCCCTCTTTGCGTCTCCATGCTGCGCTTTTTCCTTTTCTAGCACTTGTTCTTTTTCTGATTCGTTTCATTAAACTGGAAAATTATTTTTATCCTCTACTTTGAAAGATACATACTCTTTACCCGATTGACCAACCTTTTTCCATCCTGCAACCTTAACTTCTCTACCACCAACTTTACCTTGGCCTGTATAGTCTGGCTGAGTGTCTTTAGTTTTGTTATCGTTGTCAAAAATAGTGAATGTATCATCTTTTATTTCGTATGGCATTGTTGCTCCTGATTTTGTTAAAAAAATAATTTTAGCCCCTGTTTGAATATACTTCAAAGTAAATTAGTTGGCAAAGCAAAAAAGGTTGAGTTCGCAACCTGAGGTTTACTAAACCTAAGGTTTTTTATACCTAAGATATATATACTTCTACTTCTTCTTCTACTTCTATATGCATGGCAAGGCCATAGCTAGGCTATGGCAAGGCTATAGCTAAGCCATAGCTTAGCCATTAAGTGTTAATATTGTTGAGGATAAGAGAATGTTAAGCAAAAATAAACAATTGTTTTTTTCTCTTTTCTTTTTTTTTATTTACTTTTCTTTTCTTTTCTATGTGTTTCTACGTGTAGAAACTATATCTAAAAATTGTGCAAAAAATGTATGGGAGCTACCTTACTATAACGCACCCCCCTACCTACGCGTTACGCGTTGGGCATTTTCGTTGAGTACGCGTTTCGCGTCTGCGCAAGGCTGTCCACCCTACGCGTACGCTGACCAGTATTTATGCCCTGTTTAGCCGACATTAACCGACGATAATGGGCTTTTGTGCTAGGTTTTGCTAGCATACATTGGTAAGTTTGGGTTCTGCCGACGGCACTAGGTCGACGGCTTGACAAACGGCGCTTATGCGCTATAATAACACGCGAAGGAAACACCCCTTCGCGAAGGAGACAAATCATGAGTATTTCTATTATCACACTAACCGACGGCGTAGTATCCAAAGGCGATGTAAACACCCTAGCTAGCACCGAACGCGTAGATATTCCTACGCCTGAAGAAGAGCAAGCTCTTCTCGCGTATGAGGAACACTTTCGCCAACCGGAACTAGCTAGCTTTGTCCAGAACGCGCAAGACCACGCGGTAATTACACCCGCCGTCTATGACTTCGAGGATGAACTTCAGAGACGCGAAGAGTCCGACGTACCGAACGCGCAAGACCACGCGATGAATAGCGCGCTGTCTCAAGGCTTCACCATCGACGAATCCTCCGACGGACAAGAACGCTGGGCGCACTTGAGCGCGTAGACTGTAGCCGACAGGATACACAACCAACCCTAGATGGTCTACCCCTTTGGGGTAGCTAGGTTCGATTCCTAGCTAGGGTTCTACGGCGACCAATAGCATAGCTATTGGATCGCCGCGAGTCAAGGACAAAACACCCTTTTGGGAGTAGTCCGGGAGTAGCTAGGGAGTAGTTTTTAACTACACCCTAAACACCCAAAAATGCTAGAACGTCCTATAACGACGGCATAGAACACCCTAGCACAAATAAAACCATAGCCGTCAAAATGGAGTAAACACCCAAAATGAAAGAGTTAACCGACAGTATAACCCTGTATTGGAGAAGCCATTACAAGGGAATTGAAATA